TTTTGCGCACATTCCCGCAGTTGAAACCTATATGTAGTGGTTGGTTGGCGAGTTGACCACTAGATGTAGTGGTTGGGTGGTTGGCAATTTTTGGGCCGAAATTTGTTGTGCACGTTTTTGGGGTGGTTTGTGACGGGTGGGTACACTGGGGGCATGGCTAATCCTGCAATTCCTGTTGAGAAGAAGCGGCAGCTTGGCAATCCGGGGAAACGTGCGATGCCGGGTGAGGATGCGGTGGTGTTGCATTCTGGCCGGGTTGATCCGCCGGAGGGGTTGGGTGATGCCGGTGTTCGGTTGTGGGACCGGGTGTTTGGTGAGGGTGAGATTTGGATTAGTCCCCGCCTCGATGTGGACTTACTTGAGCGAACGTGTCGAGCTCTTGACCGATTGGTTGTGTTGGACAAATTGTTCGAGGATGACCCGACCGAACGCAAAACGGTGATGAGTATTAACGAGACCGAGAAACTGTTGGCTTCTAATTTGGGGCTGTTGGGGTTTACGCCGTCGGATCGTGCCCGGTTGGGGTTGGCTGAGATTAAGCGGCAGTCGAAGTTGGATGAGTTGCGGGCGAGGGCCGCTGAGCTGTGAGTTGGCCTCCGCGTTGGTTGACCCATGATGTGCCGGAGGTTTCGAGTCTGGCGCAGGTGGCGATTGACTTTGTTGAGGTGATGGGTGTTGTCACTAAGGATTCGGTGTCGGGTAAGGCTAAGTCTCGCCTGGTGTTGCGTCCTTGGCAGCGTGACCTTATCCGCAATATCTATGCGACTAACGATGAGGGTGGATTCGTTCGACGTGTGGCGCTTGCAGGTCTACCGCGTAAGAACGGTAAGTCTGCCTTGGCTTCGCATTTGGCGGTGTTCGATCTCGTCTTTGGCCCGCAGGGTGGGGAGACGTATTCGGTAGCGGCGACACGTGACCAGGCGCGGATTGTGTTTGGTGAGGCTAAGAAGATTATTGAGTGGAACGAGGACCTGGCCAAGATTGCGAAAATCTATCGAGACGCTATCGAGATTCCAGAAACTGGCAGTATCTATCGGGTGCTAAGCGCTGAGGCTGGAAGTTCCGAAGGATTGAACTCGAGCGCCATTTGGTTCGACGAATTGCATGCACAAACTAACCGCAAGATGTGGGACGTGATGAGCCTTAGTATGGCCGCCCGCGGGGACAAAAGCCACATGGTCGCAATCAGCACAGCGGGGGTAAAGACAGATAGCACAGGGCGGGATTCTGTCTGTTATGACCTTTACCAGTATGGGCAAAAGGTGGCCAGGCAGGAAGTCGAGGACGATTCATTCTGGATGGCCTGGTGGGAAGCGCCGGAGGAAATGGATCACAAGGACCCGGAGACGTGGAAGCTAGCGAACCCCGGCTATGGGGATTTGAACGACGTGTCGGACTTTGAGGCCGCGGTAAGACGTACACCAGAGGCAGAGTTTCGCACTAAGCGAACAAACTTTTGGGCTTCAACGAACACGACCTGGTTGCCGGCGGGAGCGTGGGAAGCGTGTGAGGCTGATATCACGCTATCCCCGGATGATGAAATTGTGTTGGGGTTTGACGGCTCATTCTCCGGTGACGCTTCAGTCATTGTGGCCGCGGTCATCCCGAAGGAGGAGGGCGACCCGGTAAGGGTGTCCTTAGTGAAGGCGTGGGAAAAAGACCTCACCGTTCATGACGATAATTGGCGGGTCGATATTGGCGAGGTTGAACAGACGATTCTTGACTTTTGCCAGAAGTATCCGAAGGTGCGTGAGGTGGCGTGTGACCCTTTCCGTTGGCAACGGTCCATGGAAGTGTTGCAGGATAAGGGCGTGCCGATTGTTGAGTGGCCTTCTACCAGCGCGAAACGTATGGTGCCGGCGTGTGCAAAATTCTACGATTCGGTGTTGGAAGGACGGTTGGAGCATGACGGTGACGGCTTGCTAGCTCGTCACATTAGCAACGCGGTTACGAAAATTGATAACCTCGGGGTGCGGATTGTGAAGGATCAGCGGAACAGTCCGCGCAAGATTGACGCCGCAGTGGCCGCGGTGATTGCAGTTGACCGGGCTTTAACGGGTAGAATCGAACCAGTAGTGCCACAGTTTTTTGTTTAAGGAGACGGATGTCCACGATTATTCAAGTGGCAGGCTTGGTCACCATTGTGGCAGGTGTGGCTTTGTTCAGTATTCCGACCGCGGTGATTGTCGCCGGCGTCTCGATGGTGATTGTAGGGGTGGCGTTAAGTGTTTGAACGGTTTTTTTCGAAGCGATCTATTTCGTTTCAAAACCTTTTCGAGTCGGGTGACGCTCTCGCCTTAGGCAACCTATCTGGGACGCACGTTAACCAACAGACCGTGTTTCAGGTCAACGCGGTTTATTCTGCGGTTTCGTTAATTTCTAACACGGTGTCGACTTTGCCGGTGGATGTTTTCGTCCGCCGCGATGGTGCCCGGTTTCCGTTCCGCCCTAAGCCCGAATGGGTTGAGCGGCCCGACATGGACATTCCCCGGCAGGCTTTCTACTCCCAGTTGATCACGTCGCTGTTGTTGGACGGTAACGCTTTTGTTCGAGTATTTGCTAACCGGCAGGGCCGCGTGGTTAACCTGATGGTTCTTAACCCAACACAGGTTGAGGTTTCCCGCGCTGCAACCGGGCGGCTAGTTTTCACTGTTGAAGGTGAAGAAAGGCCCCTCACGCATGAGGAAGTTATTTTCATCCCCGATGTGATGCGCCCCGGCAAACTGCGCGGGGAAAATCGTGTGAAGGCTTTGCAGGAAAACTTTGGCCTCGCACTTGCCCTTGAGTCCTTTGCGTCTACGTTCTTCGGCCAGGGCACAAACATGAACGGCGTGATTGAAGTCGGTTCGGATTTGACGGCTGAACAAGCCCAACAACTGTCCGAATCGTTCTCTGCCGCGCACCAAGGTTGGCGACGCGGACACAAAACCGGCGTGCTTACTGGTGGGGCTTCGTTTAAGTCGACTCAGATGGAGCCGGACAAGTCGCAGGCAATCGAGGCGCGCCGCTTTGCTGTTGAAGATATTGCGCGGGCGTTCAACATTCCCCCACACATGCTTGGCATTCCGGGCACCATGACCTACTCAAGTGTAGAAGCTAATGGATTGCAGTTTATCCAGCACACGTTGCGCCCAATTTTGGAAAAAATCGAAGGCGCACTTAGCCCGCTTATGGCTCGGACGCCCGGCGGGGAAAATGCGTTTATCAAGTTCAACATTGACGGATTAGCACGGGCCGATTTGCAAACTCGGATGCAGTCCTACTCAACCGCCCTCCAGGCGGGCTTCTTGACAATTAATGATGTGCGCCGTCGAGAAGATTTGCGCCCGGTGGAAGATGAGGGCGCGGATACGGTGAGGGTGCCTCTAGCGAATGTGGCAATTAACGAGTCGCACGTTGTGGCAGAGTCTCAAAAGGTATCCATGGCCGCCCAACTGGTTGCTAATGGTTACCGCCCGGATGAGGTTTTGGGTGCGCTTGGATTGCCTGAGATTGGTCACACCGGGCTCCCCTCTGTCCAGTTGCAGGCCGCGGAGAACGTGACCGAAGCTATTGCAGAAGAGGAGTCGGACTAATGCCTATTAACAGTTTCGAGGTCACCCTGTCTGACACGACACCAGAGCTCATTGTGTCTTCGGACAATATGAATCAAGACATTGTGTTGCACAACATGTCTAAGTCTTCCAACAATTACATTTTCATTGCCGGTTCGTCAGACGAGGCCGACACTACGAACAATATTCACATTGACCCCGGCGAAACGATCAACTTCACGATGCGGCCAAATGATGAGCTTTGGGGATTGTCAGACCCAAGCGGGTTGAACGTGGGTGTGTTGAGAATACGGTTGGCTGACTGATGCCCTATTTCATTTCGGATTCCGCTGAGGGCTGTGACGGTTGGGCCACCGTGAAGAATGACGGTGAAGTTATGGGCTGTCACATGACAAAAGACGACGCCATTGCGCAGGGTGTGGCGATTGCTGAGGCTGAGGGTTCCACCTTTGAGGGCGAGTTAGAGTCGAGGGCGCCGGTGGCCGGCGCGGATAAGTACACGACCGAGCAGGAAGCGTTAGACCGGGCCGAGGAGCTTGGTTGTGAGGGTACTCACTCGATGGACGAGGACGGGCAGGTAATCTACATGCCCTGTTCCACTCACGCCGCTTATGACGCCCTGGTCGGCGGTGGCAATGCATATCGGGCCGAACCTGATGAGCTTGACCTTGGCGACTTTGTTGAGTGGGACTCTAGTGGCGGTATGGCGCGGGGCACAATTAAAGAGATTGTGACCGACGGGCGACTAGACATCCCCGATTCTGATTTTGTCATTAATGGTTCAGAGGATGACCCGGCGGCACTCATTCAAGTGTGGCGACCCGAAGAGGAAGATGACGAGGTGTTTTGGGCACCTAGTGGGACTTTGGTTGGCCACAAGTTTTCAACCTTGACGAAGATTGACCCTTTGCCTATGGAGGGTGACGGCGAACAGCGACAAGTTGATTTGTCTCCGCCGGCTTACATGCGTGCTAGCGCTCGCAGGGGCCTTGAGTGGCACGGTGAGGGCCTCTCAGGGGATGGCCTGACCGATGCTACCGTGCGCGAAGCGCGAGCCATGGAGCAGGGAAACGTGACTGTCGATAAGTGGGCGCGCATTGCCGCGTGGATTCCCCGCCACATTGACGACCTAGACGCCCCGGCGGCCTCACCCGACGGCCCAAACTACCCCTCGCCGGGTGTTGTGGCGATGGCTTTGTGGGGCGCTGGTGTAAACAAAAGGCAAGCGCAGAGGGCGCTAGAGTTTGCGGAACGGGTGGTTGCTAGAATTGAGGAAGCCAATGACGATCGGAGCAACGTGACTGGGCAGGCCAAATCGAAATATGAGACCCGGCAGATTCACGCGGATATGGAAGTCCGTGACACGGGTAACGGAATGCTGCTGGAGGGCTATGCGGCCCGCTTCAACGAGTACTCGGAACCATTACCATTCCGGGAAAAGATTGCACCCGGCGCATTCCGCGGTTCGCTTCAGTCCCGCAACGATGTCAAACTGCTTTGGAACCACGACTCAAACATTGTGCTCGGTAGCTTAAGAAGCGGCACATTGCGGATGCAGGAGGACGGTGAAGGGTTGCGCATTTCTGCGGATTTGCCACCGACTGTTGACGGCGAACGGGCTAGGGTCGCAATCCAACGAGGCGATGTGACTGCCTTTTCGTTTGGGTTCACTGTCCCGCAGGGTGGCGACTCTTGGAGCGAGGACGGTTCGGAAAGAACTTTGCACGCGGTTCGCCTGTTTGAAGTGTCTACGGGTGTAGCGTTCCCCGCCTATTCGACGACAGATGGGACGGCTACGGTGCGCGGCTTAGCCGGTGTGGCGCAACGCGCGGAGGTTGACGCTGACGCGCTCGCAGACGCCGTGTTGAAGATTGAGAACGGCGAGGAGATTTCGTCGGACGATCGTGTAATGATTGAGTCTGTGCTTAACGAGCTGGCACCGGAACCGGAAGGGGCAGAGCCCGCCAAATCCGAGGATGAGGAAAAGGCGCGCCAGCTTCTTCAGCTTAAGAAAAAGAAACTACAACTATTGATGGGGGCCTAATGCCCTACGACAAGAAAAAGGGACGGAAACGCTAATGGCTACTGCAAACGAAATTGAAACTGTAATCCTGCGCGTAGCCGGTAACCCGGTCTCCGGTGTGGTGAAACAGTTGGCCCCGGTTTGGGCTGAAGAGATTGCTAAATTAGACCAGCCAGAGAAACGGTCTAAGCGGATTTTGGAACCGGAAGAAACTCGATGAGCCCGTGGGGGTTTCTGGGATGGGCTGTTGCGGTGGCTGTGTCGGTCATTGTTGTGGCGTTTGCGATTGCGGTGGTCATTGTGCTTGTCCGCCACTTGACGGGTAAGGAAACGCCGAAGAGCCGCCGGACGGTAAACTCGAAGTAGCGGGGCCGGAAGGTTTCGACAGCTAAGAAAACCACCTGTGGAGCTTAGCTGGACCACAGTTCGATTCTGTGCGGTTCCACTTCAACGCACGCTTTGCCCTAGACTTGTGGAAGCGGCTGAGTGTTATCACCGTCGTTAGGTTGAGCGTTATCGCCACCGTGACACTTATTCAATTTTGTGAAAGGACAACACCTAATGTCTTTTGTTAAGACTCAACAGGAAGTCCGCGCCAACCTCATCATGCAGGTTCGAGACACTATCGACGCATGCGAGGCCGAAGGCCGTGGACTCTCCGGTGAAGAGAACGAAAAGATTTCGCGTATTGAGGATGAAATCCGCAAGACCGACGAAATGATTGAGACCGCACAGCGGAACGAAGAGCGCGCCCTGGAGGTTGCTGAAGCAACCGGCGGATTCGCTCCTGCGCAAGAAAGCCGCGGCGCCGCTGAAGTGTTCCGGGCGATGGCTCGTGGGGAAGTTCGTGGCCACACCTTCACCATGGAACAGCGCACCCTGACCCCTTCCGCTAACACTGTCCCGACCGACTTCCTGGACCGGGTCTACGCGTTGGCGAAACTCGTTGGACCCTACTTGGAAACTTCCGAGCTGTTCCAGCGTGACAGCGGATCAGACCTGCGCATTCCGGTCATGACCGCCTACTCGACCGCGACTGAAAAGTCTGCTGGTGCTGCACTTGACGAGTCGGACAACACCTACTCGTCGCTGAACCTTCAAATGGCGAAACAGGGCTTCATTGTGAAACTCGCTAACGAGCTGATCACTGACGCTGGTTTCGACATTGAGGCGAGTGTTGCTGAGAACGCTGGTGTGGCGATTGGTGAGCGGGTTAACACGGTTGTTCACAACGCCGTTGCCGCCGCTGCGGGTGCCGGTGTGAGTGCTAATTCTGCAACAGAAATCACCACTGACGAGGTTATCGAATTGGCTTTCAGCCCTGATGGCATGGTGCGCCGCCTTCCTGGCACCGCGTTCATGTGCAACAAGGACACGCTGGCCCTGATTCGCAAACTGAAGACCACGGATGGCGACTACATCCTGAACCCGGTTGTTGGCGGACCTTCCACCATCCTCGGTTACGAAGTGATTGAGAACCCAAGCGTTGACGGCCCCACCGCCGAGAACGACGCACTGTTCTTCGGTCACTGGCCTTCGGTGAAAATCTCGACCACTGGCCTCGAGACTGCGGTTTCCAGCGATGCGTTCTTCTCGAACGACATCACCGGTTACCGTTTCACCTACCGCCTGGGCGCTGGTGTTGCTAACGGTGACGCCCACATTAAGAAACTGACGATGTCTGCTTAAGACTTCTCGGTTAAGGAAGGACCCTCCGGCGTTGATTCGCCGGGGGGTTTTTTCTTCTGCGGGGTAGGGGTTTCCGGTAGACTTACGGTTGGAGGTTTCTGTGGCAGTAACAAATGGTTATGTTTCGCTTGACCTGGTGAAAAAGGCCCTGCGGATAACAGACAACATTGACGACGACATTCTCGAGTTGTCGATTGAAGCGGCATCCCGCGAAATAGATGGCTACTGTGAGCGGCTTTTCTTTTCCACCACTGAGACACGGGTTTACGTGCCGCGCGATCCGTTCACTGTCGACATTGACGACGCCACAAACATCACCGAGGTTAAGACCGCTAGCGATGGGGAATCGTTTGACACAACCTTTACCACCTCAGATTTTCAAGAAGAACCGTTGAACGGGCAGGCGGGCGGCATTCAGACCCCGACCACCCGGCTCCGCGCTGTGGGTGATTTCTTGTTCCCCACTTTCCAGCCCCGCAACGTATCAAAACAAGAAGCTACTGTCCGCGTATCGGGCACCTTTGGGTTCACCCCTGTTCCGACCGCCGTGCAACAGGCCGCGCTGTTGATGACGCTGAGGGGTTATCGCCGGTATGACAGCCCGCTCGGTGTGGCCGGTTTTGACGAGATGGGCGCGGTTCGAGTTGGCCGCATTGACCCGGATGTTCAGAAATTGTTGGCCCCGTTTCGACGGGTGAAGATGGGATGAGTCTCGCACAGATTAGAGACGGGTTGGCCGCAAATCTAGGCGCCCTTTCTGGTATTCGCGTTTACGAAGAAGTCCCGGATAATCCGGCGTTACCGTGTGCGGTCATCCAGTTGGCGCAGGTGGAATATGACGTTGCCTTTCAACGGGGCGCGACTCAATACACTTTCGTCGTTAATCTCATTGTCACTCGAACAACTGTTCGACGGGCACAACGCAAGCTAGACGAGTTTATTGACGACGGATCAAAGTCGGTAAAGACTGCTATTGAATCGGATGGCAGTTTAGGCGGGGCGGCTTTTGACGTGCGCGTTGAGGCAGTGCGTGACATCGCGCCCGTTACAAT